AGCGAGGCCTCGAGTTCTTCCACGCGGCGGCGCAGCTTCGCCTTTTTCAACTCCCCGGCCCTCCCTTTTCCCCGGCAAAACCGACTCAACTTGGGCGCTAGGTTGTGCATGTGTCAACCGCAATCCTCCCGTTTGGCTTCCCCAAATGTGTCGGGATTTTTCGCCGAATATTTTCGCAGCGTGGCGCCAATCTTGGGCGCCGTCGCCGCATATTCGGCGGCGAGCTCGGGCAATCTCGCCTCGAAATGCCGGCGCGCGACTTCGGCCTCGCTCGGGCTACGCGGAGTTTTGAAGTCGATCTTACGCGGCTCGCCCCGGGCGTTGAGCTCGGCGAGGAGCTCGTCGGCCGCCTGGCGCACGCGAGCCCGGCTTTCGGCCGTCGGCTTGTCGGATGGCGGCGCGAGCACTTCGGCGGTATGACGCCGCTCGCGATCGCGCCGCTCGACCGCGTCATGCCAAACCATCTCGCGCTCGCACGCCTCGCGGATTTCCGCGATCGCGGGCAAGAATTTGTTTTTCGCCGGCAAGCCTCGGATCGGATCGCACACACGATCGACGACGAGCTCGGGATAGCAGGCGAGCATCGCCGTCATCGCCGTGATGAAGATTTCAGGGTCGTTTGCCTCGTTCCGGTTGTAACATCCGAACAGTTGGGCCGCTTTCCTCGCCGCCGTGCGCGGGTCGCACTTCGTCGAGGTAGGCGAATTTTTCGTCAATGCGTTTGATGAAGTCTGGTGCAACGTCAGAAAGTGAACGTCTCCTCGATTGCCCTTGTTGTTGTTGTCCATTTGAGCGCCTCTCGTTGTCGAACCATTCGGGTTTGAAACCCTGCCATCCTCGAGCGATCATCATGTCGGCCGCCGCGTTCGGATCGGCGGTGGCGAGGAAGCCTTTGGCGAGCAATTGGGCGGCTCGGCCGGTGAGCGGGCGGCGCATGGCTTTGCGGTGAGCCAGGACGTCGTCGGCTGTCTCTGGCGAGAGGCATTCGAGAAGGATTTCGCGAGGCGTTTTAAGACGCTCTGCGCCTATATTCTTTCTTCCCTTTCCAGATATCTTCTTAGTTGAAGGATTATCTTCTACGCGCGCGAGGGGCGTCTTAATTAAGACGGTTTCAGACGCTTTTAAGACGGTTTCAGACGCGTCTTGCGGGCGTCTTAAAGCGTCTGAATTAAGACGCTTGCGGTTCTCATAGTAGCGTCGATTTCGGGCTTGGCGGGCGGTCGTTTGAGGCTCGCCGGCGAGCTCGCCCTCGACGATCTTCGCGGCCGTGATCGCTTGCTCGAGCGTGAAGCCGGCGGCGATCATTTTCTCAATGGCGGCCGCGATGCTCATGGCCGCCTCGGGAACAGGATCACATTGGACGGCTTGCGCTTGCGTTCGCGATAGCGGGCCTGGCGTTTGGCGGCGGCCTCAAGAGCTTCAACGACCGCGAGGATTTGCTCGGCCGTACAGCCGGCCGCAACCATCGCGCGGACTGTGAGCGCGAGGCTCATGGGGCTACGCCGCCTTGATGGCTGGTCGGACTGCCCCCCAGGCTTCCAAAATCTTGATCGGCTCGTCGCGGCCGACGCAAACGGCGTAAGGCACGCCGCGCTCGGCGAGGAGCTTGCCGATATCAAGTTGCGCGTCGCTGAGCCGGCCGCGCCGAGTGACCTTGCCCCAGCCCCACTTGCCGACGAGCCGGCGCCCGCGCCCGCGCTTGAGCTCGATATAGCCCGTGAACCGGCCTAGCTGCGGCGAGAGGACGAGCAAGTCGGGCAAGCCTCGGGTTAGGCCGGGCTGGCCAAAGGCGCGTTTGTTGGGGATCGCGGCGACGAGCGAGCCCGGCACGCCGAGGGTTTTCCAATGCTCGATAACGGCGGCGGTGACTTGGTCCTCGCTCGGCTCGAGGCCGCCCCACTTGGCGATCGAGCGATGGCGTTCGAACAAGGCCGGATCGGCCCCGTCGCCAAGCGCCGCGAGCCAGGCGGCCATGCGCCCGACGTCGGGATCAATCTCGCCGACTTCGACCCGAAAAACGTAGCTGCGCGAGAACTTTAGCCGGTCCGCCAGTTGAGGCCGCGTCAAGCCCGCCTGCTCGCGCGCTGCGATAAGCCGCTCTCGTGGGACCCGGTTTGTTTTGTTGATCGAGCGCATGCGGGGCCTGTTGAGCGAAAGCCCCCAAGAGTTGAGCCGGGCGCAAGTCAAGTCAAGGGCCGCACAAGTGGCCTGTTGACAACTAACTGGCCACGCGTGCTAGGTTGAGCACATGTCAACCTTGTCAAAACGAAAACGCCACCCGAAACACTTCCTCAAGGAGTGGCGGCAATTCCGTTTTCTGACGCAACAGCAACTCGCGGATAAGGCCGAGACGTCGAAAAGCCTAATCTCCCGCTACGAAACGGGTTCTTTCGACTGGAATACGACTATGTTTTTGCGCCTTTGCGAGGCGCTCGAAATCCGGCCCGATGAATTGTTCGTAAAACCCATTCCATCGTTGCGTGAAGAGCAACGCATGAGTCGCGAACGAAACGCATTTTACAAGCGCCGCGCTGTCGATATTTCGGAGTCATAAACGGGGCTTTTCGTTCCCTGTGGAGCACTATCCACAACGCTTGACTTGTTGAGCGCCCCGCACCAACATTGCGCCTATGCGGCGCCCAAATCCCCAAAATCCACCAACCGGCGAGGCCAGCGAACGCCCGGCCGAGGCCCCCCCCGCATCGGCTGAGCTAGTCCCGGCGGGAGAGCGAGCACCGCAATCCCTTGCTCCCGCCGGGGCGCAGCCTTCCGATCCGATCCTCCTCATGATCGCCAATGCGGCGCGCGATCCGGCCGTCGACATTGAGAAGTTTGAGCGCCTCATGGCGCTGCGCGAGCGCGCCGGCCAGGCCGATGCGCGCCGGTCCTTTTTCACCGCCCTGGCGAAGGCCAAGGGTGAATTCACGCCGATCATAAAAACCCGCCAGGTCGACTTTGAGCACAGCGATCAGCAAGGGCGCACGCAATACAAATACGAGGAGCTTGCGGATATCGGCGTCGTGGTCGACCCGATATTGTCCAAGCACGGGCTGAGCTATCGCCACAAGTCGGTGCAGGACGCGGCCAAGATCAAGGTCACGTGCATCTTGAGCCATGAGGACGGCTACAGCGAGGAAAACAGTCTCGAGGGCGAGGCCGACAAGTCGGGCCGCAAAAACCCCAATCAGGCGATCGCCTCGACGGTCACTTATCTGCAGCGCTACACGCTCAAGGAAGCGCTCGGCATAGGCGCGGGGCGCGATGACGACGGCGCCGGCGGCGGGCCCGAGGACCCGACCGTTGAGCCCGACGACGTCGTCTATATCGAGACGCTCGTCCGCGACACTGAGAGCAACCTCGCCATCTTCCTCGATACGATCGGCGCGCCATCGATCGCCGAAATGCGCATGTCGCAATTCAAGCGCGCGGCCGCCCTCTTGAACGAAAAAAAGCGGAGAGCGACCAGTGGAACAACGGTCGGATGAATGGTTTGAGGCGCGGTGCGGTTCGCTCGGCGCGTCCAAGATTGGCGTCGCGCTTTCGCGCCTCAAACGGTCCGGCGATCGCACAGCGGCGGCGATGGATTATCTCTATGAGCTCGCCGCCGAGCAAATCACGGGCGTACCGGCCAAGCGCTCCAATCCGATGTATTGGGGCCGCGAGCATGAGGACGAGGCGCGGCGCGCTTACGCCTTCCTGACCAACCTCCCCGTCGTCAAGGTCGGCTTGATCCCGCACCCGACGATCCCCGACGCGCACGCCTCCCCCGATAGCCTGGTCGGCGACGAAGGCGGCCTCGAGCTCAAATGCCCGACGTCGGCGACGCATCTGCGCACGCTCCTCGAGCAAGCCGTGCCCGAGGATCACTTGCCGCAAGTGCATTGGGCCATGGCGTGCTCGGGCCGCCAATGGTGGGACTTCGTCTCTTACGACCCGCGCTTTCCCGACCCGCTGCAGTTTTTCCAGAAGCGCGTCATGCGCGACGAAACGATCATCGGCGGCATGGAGGCCGACGCGCGGGACTTTCTCGGCGAGGTCGGAAGCAAGCTCCTCAAACTCGACGAGCTCTATCCGTGAGGCTCACGCGCACGATCACGTCGACCAATCGCGACGAGCTCATGGCCGCGCTCAAGGCCGCGCCGATCGGCTCGATATTCGAGCTTGTCGACGATCCGCGCACGCTCGCGCAAAACCGGCTCATGTGGGCGTTGCTCAATGAGGTTTCGGCGCAACTCGAATGGGGCGGCGAGCACCGCGAGCCCGAGGACTGGAAATGCGCCTTCATGAAAGCGGCCGGCCACAAGCTGCGCTTCATGCCGGCGCTCGACGGCAACGGCGTTGTGGCGCTCGGCTATCGCTCGAGCAAGCTCACGAAAGAGAAATTCGCCGACTTGATTGAGACGATTTATTCGCAAGGCCTCCAAAGGGGCGTCGTTTTCCCGGGGTGAAACATGCCTGTTAAACTGCCCTCGCCGCCGATCCGCATTGCGCGCTTGCCCAAGGATCATCGCGGCTATCCCGTGCCGTGGTTCGTCGCCTGGTTCAAAGACGGCCGCGAGGTCATGCGCGAATACACGCCCAACGCTAAGCCAGACTTTCGCGTGCTCGCCAGCGGCAAGCGCGAGTACGCCGTCAAGAAACGCCTCTGTTGGATTTGCGGCGAGCCGCTTGGCGTCCATCAAGTGTTTGCGATCGGCCCAATGTGCGCGGTCAACCGCACGACCATGGAGCCGCCGTCGCACCGCGCTTGCGTCGAATATTCGGCCCAAGCCTGCCCGTTCCTGACCGTGCCCGCCCGCCGGCGCAACGAGGCCGGCCTCGAGGACATCCCGCACCAGGTCGCCGGCGAAATGATCGCCCGCAATCCTGGCGCGATCGCGCTTTGGGAAAGCGCCTTTAGGCCGTTCAACGCCGGCAACGGTTGGCTTATCCGGCTCGCCGAGCCGACCCGCGTCGATTGGTGGGCGCGAGGGCGTCAGGCGACGCGGGCGGAAATCGAGGAGTCGATCGCGACCGGCTATCCCGAGCTCATGGCCAAGGCCAGGCTCGACGGGCCCGAGAGCATTGCCGAGCTCGAGCGCATGCGCGCCGACGCCGAGCGCTTTTTGCCGGCGGCCGCATGAGAGACAAACCCTACATGGAGCACAAGACGGCGTTGACGCCTGGCGAGCAATTGCGCGTCGCCGTCGCCGTGATCCTCGACGGCTTCGACCAACACAAGGTCGC